TCTTTTGGAAGTAAATAATATCATCAATCTCACCCAAGTTCTGTCCACCGGGGAGTGTAGAAATCTCTGTGCCTCTACCACCTTCACGTCTTGGTAACCAGAAGTCTTCCAGCATAGACATATGCTTAGAATCATTCTTAAGATCACCTGTGTTAGCATCATAGACCATCTTGTTTCTATATCTGGTCATAATGTCTTTAAGGTATTGCTCAGCTTTACCTCTAGGCATATTACCTACATCAATATAGAAAATACGTCTTTCAGGCGCACGGGACAACCTGTAGATAACCAGAGCATCTTCCATCATACGCAACTGATTGATAGGTTTCAATGCTTTATGTAAGTAGGATACAACTTTCTTACGAGTAGAGTCTAACATACCACTAGTAACATAACTAATAGCATCAGGGTAAATCTTTACAGTAGTCCCACCCTTCATAGTACTAGCAAATCTTGTTTGGTTGGTATCAGAGTAAAGGAAATACTCATCAACCTTCTTAACAATATCCACACCAGTAGCAGGGTCTTTTTCTTTTTTAACTTCTTTTACTTTACGAATCTTTGTAGCATCAATAGGTCTAACTTCTTGAATACCACTTTGCGGTGACTTAGGGTCTACTACTAAGTGATGATACACACGACCATCAACATAGTATCTACGGAAGATATCATGTGCATAGTTCTTAAAGTCTAGCATACCTAAGAGACCATCAAACTCTTCTTTGATTTGCTTCTTAATAGAATCTGTAGTGTCTACTTCATCAAGATTAAGTTCTACAATATCATCTTCACCTGAAATAACTTCATTAATAATATCTTCAACAGCAGCATCTACTTCAGGATGCATTGCAACTGTTCTGTATTGTCTAATTAAATCTTTATCGTCTTTTGCTTGCTCACCAGTCAAGTCAACATAGGAACCATAATGGCTTCCGGCAGCAGTGACATATCCTGCGCCATCATCATCTAATGGTGGTACAATAGACGGTAGTTGTTCTTTTTTCTTTTCGTTTCTAGCTCTAGAGATTTCAAACCCAAAGAGTTTTAAACTATTATCGTCTGCCAAAACATGTCTCCAAATATAATAATAGGGGAGAGTTCATTCTCCCCCCTATTTAGCACTTCTGTTAGGAAGTTGTGTTGGATTCCCAGTACTGGACTTGGAAAGTCACACCGAATTCCTCAATAGCTGCCGCTGGATCGTAGGACAGGTCAATTGGATCAATGTTAGTAGGGAAACAACCACGGAAGTTGTAAGTCTTAAGTGTAGAACCATCTCTATCTAGTTGTTCTACAATCAAGTCAGCCTGATAGTCTACAGGGTTAGTGAGACCACTGTTGTCAGAGTGAGCATTAATCCCATTCATCCAACGTTCCATTGCATTTCTTACATCAAAGTCAGTGTCGTTAATAATCGTTGGTGACCAAACATCAAATGTTCTGTCCCCAGCAATCTTAAGTTCACGACCCCTGAAAGGCACAATGATTTCAGACATGATAGAACCGGGCAGTTGAGCTGCCCGACACATAAACGAGGTAAGTTCTACGTTACCCCCTGCGTAACCCGGAAAGTTGATCGTTGCCTTGAATAGATTAGGTCTAGCACCGCCACCTTTCAGTTTTGCTTTGAAGTCATCGACTCCTAAAATAGCCATCTTTTATATCTCCTTAGTTAAGCGGTTTAGAATGACAGACCAACTACTTCTTCAAAGTCCACACCAGTTCTTACAGCCACAAAGTTAAGTGTGATGTAGTTAATAGAACGAGCAGGTTTGATGAAGATAGTAGCAATGAATTCGTTGCGGTCAATAATCTCAGGTGTGTTATTTGTTTCGTCACAAATAACTCTGAAATCAGTGATACCACGGCGACCTTTTACTTCTCTCAGGAAAGGTTCTACAATGTTTACAAACTCTGCTCTTGTAAATTCATCGTTGAATTCAAAGAGAACAGACTTAGCAGCACGGGAGATTGCTCTTTCAAGAGTGAGGAACAAGCGGCGAACGTTAATACGGTCAAACGCAGAAGGTCTACGAAGCATGGTCTTATCACCAAACAAAGTAATACCAGAACCCGGAATGTTAGCAATTGGGTTTACGTTTGCTCTGTAGAGTCTGTCACGTTCTGCCTTTACAGGAGAATGTGCAATATCTACAGCACCAAAGTATTGTCCTCTTCTCAGACCCGCTGGCGAGAACCAAGGAGCAGTATTAAAGTCAGACTGTGCCATCAGACCAGCAGTAGAAGCAGCAGCTGGAATATTGATGTATTCGTCGTTATACTTGTCAAATACTTTTAACCAGTTGTTATCCAAGAAGGTATAAGAACTAGAAGGAAGTGTATTTGCGAATGCAATAGTATCTGCTACAGGAGTTGTAGTATTGATTACTGCATGCTTAGGTGGAGATGCAACTACAATACAATCTTTACGAGTTGTAGCAGCAATGCTATTCAAGTCTGTAATGATAGTATCTGCTTTTGTATTTTGAGCAGTATCAGTACCACCACTAACTGCCGGAGCAATTAAGAAGTCTACCTGATATGCATCAGCATCTTCGATTTTATCAAATGCTGTAGCATAAGCGCCAGCACCTAAAGATTGAGCATTTGCACCATTAGCAAGAGTGATAGTTTTCACTACCTGCTTAGAAGTAATCAATGCAAAATCAGTGCTTGTATCAGCATCTGTGCCAGCACCAGCAACTCTATAGTCAGAGTCAATGTTAGCAGCATCAGCAAGCCATACATAGGAAGACTGATTATTGATTACATCTGCAATGTAGTTGGTAGAACCATCTGCGTTCTTTGCATTAGATGCCAAAGATACGAATGGAAATGCTTCAAGAACAGTATTTTTAGTTCCAGTAAACTCACCACCTCTATCTACTACAGCAACATGAACTTCATCGTTGGTAGCAGTTTTGCCCGTTGCAAAAGGAGATGTAGCAGGAGCTTCGTTGAAACTATTTACAAGTCCCCAAGACGTAAATGCCGAATCTGCACCAGCATTAAATGGGCAGATTTGAATGTCAAGAGAGTTGCCCAAAGTTCCCGGATACTTTGCTAAGAACCCGTGGAAACCTTTAGAAGCAGCATCTAAGGCAGTTCCACGTCTATTGTCAAAGTCTGCTTCGTTAAGAATAGCAGGAGCATTAGAGTCTCTAGTTGAACCTACAACGTTGGCAAAACTGGAAACAGTATCGACATGGTATGCATTAAGTGCTGTGGAAGAACCACTATCTAAGGCACGAATTACTAAAAGTTGATCAGAATATTTTGAGAAGTATGCAGCGGAATGGAAGTCCACTGAATTATTGGTGTCAGGAGAAGCAAATTTCTCTACAAGGTCTGCTTCATTAAACACGTATGTTGGTACATCTACTGGACCCCAACGGAAGTTACCTGCGAAAACACCTGTGGTGGTTCCGACATTTGGTACATACCCTGTGAGGTCAATCTCACGGGTTACTACAGCTGGAGACAGAGAAGGCGTGAAAAAAGCCATGAGTCTTCCTCTTTTTCGTTTGGATTAATAATAAGTTATCCATAATAAGGTAGTTTCAAAACACAATATTATTTATAAATATCTGATCTTAGAACATTTCTGTTCTTTCTGAGGTCCAAACATCACCTCCAATTACTTCTGTTTCGTCTCTGTCTACACCATCATCAATGATGCCTACAGGGACAATATCGTCTTCAATCTCTTTATTACGCTGTTCATAAAGCATTTGTTTTATTGTCATATCAGTTTGATTAACAAATGCTTCACTACCAACATACCATGCAAACATAACCAAGTTCATTACTAGGTCATCATGGTTGCCATCAGATGCTTCAAAAGAATTGCCTCTTGCTTCAAATGTAGAACATTCACTAATCGTGTCTAGGTCTACGAGTTCAAGTCTCTTTTCTTCTACCAAGTCTTTGAGGTTAGAACAACCGATACGTTTGACTTTTCTATTCATAGTCATGCCAATAGCACCAGCTTTGATCATTGACTCTACATGAACATTTTCATATTCAATATCATAGTATAGTCCATTAGCAACTACAGAACCTGCATCATTAGATTCAATAATAGCATATGCTTCATTATATCTCTTTGCCCACTTGTGAATAATATCAGGGAAAAGAATAGGTGAAATCATATTGTTTCTATAACAAGCAACTTGCTTGAAAGGGTTAGTAGAAATATCAATAATATTAAATGTAGAATAATCCTGTCCACGACCTTTAGCAACATCTACTGTCATAATATAGTCATGGTTCTTCTTAGGTTCTTCATAGACTTTTACATCACCCATATCAGCAAGTGGAGATGCAGCCTTCATATTCATTAGTGCATCAGCAGAGATAAGTGTATTACCTGTTCCAAAGAAGGTATTTCCAAATTCGACCTGAAATTGAAGTTCCGAGGTATTTGAGATAGTTTGCTTCTTCCACTCTTCATCACGTCCCGGAACGTCCCACCAGTCCACTCTGAAGGGTTTAAATTCATTTGTGGACTGTAAGGCACCCTCATAAATTTTATGAAATTGATTACCAATGCCATTAGCAGTAGAAGTAATAATCACTCTAGAAGTTTTACCAGATGAAATAACAGGATAGGTAGAGGTATAGAATGTTGCTGCATCTTCTACAAATGCAAACTCATCCAGAAATAGCAAGTTACAATTATGAGAAATAACTCCATTTGTGACATATGAATGAGTGTCATTTACATTATAAAGATCATAGACCTTTTCTGAATTGCTTTTTTCTTTTATATCAATAACGGTTTTTTTAGATAAAACATCTCCTATCTCAATAAAACATGCTGGTATATAACTATCATCTAATAGAAACTCATGATCATAAGTGCATGTTATATTAGATTTATCATCAAACATAATTTCTAAGAGATTAGATTTTTCACCCTGATCAATAATTGCTTCAAAATTTTTGAATCCATTTTGAGTTAGAACATTCATTTTCTGGACCCAGTTCCTTGAATCCAACCTGTAGGTTGATTACCCGGAATAAAATAATTTCCATGACTTGTTTCAGGATCACGATAATATTTTTTACCTTTATTGCTAGGAGATATTCCTTTTTTCGCCAAAGACATTTTTAATTTTGCTTCTTCACTTCTTTTCATTCCCATATGCTTTTCAGCAGTTTTTCGTATTTTTTCTGGGTCTTTATTCTGAGGATTTTCTCTTTTGATTCCAGTTAAACCCTTACTAATTTTTTCTCTGTGTTCTTTAGTTTTTTTAACTCCTGAAAATCTGATTTTAGCATTTTCCGACAATATTTGACTTCTTTTTACTTTATCTTCAATTTTTCTATTATAGAATTTTTCAGCAGCATATTGAACATTTGAACAATCGAAATATACTTCAGGTCTATTGGGATCGCCACATGCAAATAAAACATTAGTTCTTACATTATTTTCGATTCCTAATGCAGAAGCAAATTCTCGAATGTTATTACACTTCATGTTTCCAACATAACCAGTTTTATCTGAATGTCCAGTTCTACCTTTTGACCTATCTCTTATCTTATTTTTGCTTTCTTCAGAATGAGACTTACCAAAAAATGGGTTATTTTTGCCATACATTATTCTCACATTGCCACCTAAAGCAATATTGTAGGTATCTTCTCTAAGTGTAAAATCCCTATTTACAATAGATGCTTCATATGCTTCAGCCTCTTCCTTATTATCAAAAGTTTTTAAAATTTCTTTACTAAAACTTTCGATGCCATATTTTTCAATAGCCCGTTTTATTAATTTTCCAGAGCCCATATATCCATCATTTAAATCATTTGTGATATGGAATCCAATATATATTTTATTATTAATATTATTTGTGATTTTATAAACAGTATAAATCATTTTATTTTCTTCTACTTGGATGAGTTTACTTTTATTTATAATTTTGTTTATATCAGTATAAAAGATATTTTGGTAATCATCTTCGATACAAATCTTAGAATCTCCTGTTACACAACTCATACCACGAATAGAAGAACCAGAAGTAGCAGCTGCAATAATACGAGAGTTATTTGAAAACTCTAACGAACCTTTGTTGAGTGCTTTAGTGCCGGGTTGTAAAAAGAATGGAACATTCTCTAGTGCAAGAG